TCCAGCTACATTGTCACCTTTATCTCCCATAAGACACTTTACAGATATGTATTCTTCAGGAGTGCAGTCGTAGTGTTCATTCCAGTTTTCTAGCGTGACTTCCTTCCTCGTCACATAAGAAAATCTGCTTACATCTTCACTTATTAGTAAGTCCCAGTCTCGGTCACTAGATATGAGCCATATATTTCCTAGCTTATATTTATCTTTATACTTTACAAGGTGCCCCGCAATATCATCTGCTTCTACTCCTTGGTAACGAAGAACTGTGTATCCACTTTCGTCCATAACTTCTAGACTTGCTTCAAACTCTTCAAAAAACTCTTCAAAGGCTATACGTTCTTCTTCTGTTTGTTCCGCAAATTTTTCTTTTCGATTTTGCTTGTAATCTCCGCTTATTATTTTTCTGTAGGAAGAAGAGCCCCAATCTGCAGCAATTATCACTCTATCTGCGTGATAAGACTTTGCTAGGCTTTGAACAGTATTTTCAAATTCGTACCTAAAATCTGTTCTGCCTTGATGCTTCCATCTGAACGCTAAATTTAGTGCATCAACAATTAAAGTGCAGTAGGGCCAGTCTTCGGATAATTTATCCCCAAAACTAAATGCCATTATAAAAACTCCGGGTTTTCATGTTCTAACCATTCTTCTGCTAAAAGTACGAAACATTGCAAAAAGCAAATAAATACATATTGTTTTGTGCTTTCTGGTGGTGAGTTTGTAACTACAAATACAGGAGAACGATTATATTTAAAAAATAACAAGGGCTCTTGATTCCCTTGCTCTGCTTGTACCTTTAATTTATTCCACCAGCGAATAAGATTATTCGTTTTAGGTGCTGTAAATATTTTATCAGTAAGAGGAGAGTCTGCATAGTTTTTAACTTCTATACAAAATTTATTTTTTTCGTGAGGAATATATAAATCCCCTTTTAAGTATTCAAGAGCACCTGAATTAGGTACTCTTTCAAACTGAAGATTTGTATACTCACGAAGCATATCTCGCACTAGGTACTCTCCTCGGGCACCTTTCGCTCTGCTATCAACCATTTGAAAACTCTTCTAATGCTTGAAATTTTTCTTGAGCTTCTGCCAATCTAGCAACTTGACTATCAATGGCGTCGAGTATTTCTGGATGTTCTCCAATACCAACTGGGTTTGCCAGATATATCTCTATATTTGCTCTCGCTTCCTCTATCTGTCCGAAGTACTTCGCCTTCAGAGCTGTGATTATTTTCTCTCTCATCTTCCTTGCTCTCCTGTAAACTCCATTGTCTACGATGTGATAGTTGTCTGTTTAATACTCTAGCTTGCTGACGTTGTCGCACTTAATAACCTCTATTTTTTCAAGCAGTGGGTGACTCCACCCGTGACTCACAATATAAGTATTTAACTCTTCTTTAAGCAATACTTCTACCATTTTTTCTCGACCATTTTCGTCAAGAACGTTTATTACTTCATCCAGAAATAATACATTAATCCTTGATTTAGATATGCTACTCATAAGTTTACGAATTGCAACTAGAGTAGCCGTATTTACTCTTGCTAGCTCTCCACTTGAGAGCGCAAGAATATCTACAATATTTCCATTGTCGGTTACTTGAACATTTAGTTTATCGTTTGTAACAACAAATTCTAGCGTGAATCTTCCATCTGAGAGTTCCGCTAGATAATAATTTGCAAGCTCTTCTAACTCTTTTACAAGATTTTCTATCTTGTATGCAAGAAGGCCGTTAGTACTAAAAGATTTTTTAAGTAATTCTAAGTTAGAAGATAAAGCAGTTACTTCTTTTAAATTTTCACTTGCTTTTTCAAGCTGAGACAAAAAGTCTTCTGTTTGTTCTTGAATTACTTGGATTCGGGTGTTGTGCCTTGTTCTTCTTTCATTTTCTTTCGCAGCGTCCGCCATTTCGCTTTTTCTTCGGCCCAAGTCATCTCGTACTCTAGCCAAGCGCTTTTCCAGCTCGTCTTTGTCCAATACGGCCACTGGGAGATCTCTGTCAATACTTCTGTAAACTTCCTCCCACTCTTTTTCAATTTTTCTGGCTCTATCGAACTCTGCATTGTCTCGTTTAATTTTCGATATTCTTCCGGCAATTTCATCTTGTCGCTCCCTTGCTTCAGAAATTTTTCGTGACTCTGTAAGAATTAGGTTTTCTTTGAACTCAGAGTCTACTTCTTGCTCACAAGTTGGGCAATGATCTCCGAGCTTATTCAGCTTGTCTAACAGTTTTTTAGACCCCGTTACGACCCCGCTGAGAGTTCCTGATTCTGATTGTAAGTTATCATATGAAACTTTTTCTGTGACCGTACAGTTTTGTGCTTCTGATAGATTTATTGATTTCAATAAGTCTATATATTGATTATTTTTAGAAATTTTTTTATTTTTTTCAGAAATATTTTCAATTTCTTTCGTTAAAAATCGGAACTCTTTTTCTTCTTCTTCCGTGTCAATTTCTAAATTTAACATGGGAAGTACATTCGTATCACTCAATTTATTATCTTGCAACCATTTTTCAATCGTTTTTACCTGACTATCAATGGTATTAATTTGCATAGAAACATCCCTAGCAGCTGCCTTGAATATTTCGAACAATTCAACATATTTTTCTAGTGCTAAGAGTTCTATTAAAAATTTCTTTCGATTAGTATCAGTTGCAGTAAGAAATTGCAAACTAGCATTAGTATTCTGGTATACTAATTGAGAAAAAGTTTTAAAGTCTATACCGATAACTTCTTGAATAGACTTATATGTATTTGTAGCAGTATGGCTAGATATATCTTCTCCGTTTTTTTCAAACTTTACTTTAATATTGGACTTTCTATTCACAGTAATTCTGTAAACATCGTTGTCTTTTGTAAAGTTTAAGATTATATCGTAGCCGTTATTTAAATAACGATTTGGAATATCTGCTTTTTTTATGCCCTTTGAATTTTTATTGTACAGTGCTTCTTCAATAATAAGAGGGATAGAAGACTTTCCCATTCCATTTGTACCTAAGATTTGAGTAACAGTCTGTCCATCTAAATCTATTTCATTGTTAGGGCCATAGCTGAAGCAGTTATTCCATTGTAACTTTCGAAGCGTAATCATTAAAAGTTCCTATAATTTCTGGTATTTTTGCTTCTTCTATTTCTAAAACAAATTGTAAATATTCTGTTAATTCTTCTTGTACTGTCATTTCTTTTTCTAGTAGTAGTGTTGCTTCAGAGCTTCTTCGTACTACTTTCTTGTCCAAAAGATCAGAGTTTTTAACTTCTGCTAAATCTTGTATGTCTCCTTCGATCTCATATATAGTGTGATCGTAGTCTGTAGGAACCATTTCTTCTTCGGTCTGTACCGTTTTACGGATCAGTTGTGGAAGGTCAAAAGGCTCCCAAATCCATGACCAGTCCTCTTCATTTATAAGTAAGTACCCTGTAGATACTGTACTTCTATGAAAAGAAGTTGTCATTGGACTCCCGGGGTATACAATATTTCGTTGAGTATTACTATGGGCGTGTAAGTCGCCTGCAAAGACGACGGGAAAATCTTCGAACAAATCTAAGTCCAGCTCTGGCTTGACGTGCGGAGGTATTTCACCACGAACATGAGTAAATAACGGATAATGTTTTGGAAAATGATCTAGTATATCTTTTTTATGAAGTTCTGCATACGGCAAAATGCTAAAGCCCGTATCACAATCTACATAAGAAATATCTACAACTTGTACTAAAGGATTAATATTTCTTGTTACTTCCTTTAGTTGTGTGAAGAATGTTTTATTTTTCTTTGTAGCTTCATGATTCCCGTCATAAATTACGGTAGGAATCTTAACGTGTTTTACAAAAGAAAAATAAAGCTCTAGTTCTTCTAAAGAAGGTGAGCGATCAAATAGATCGCCCCCGATGATATGCATATTGCACATCTTTTCCAGACTGTGAATCTGTTCAAAAAATTTAGTATAACGATTTATAGCCCAAAAAACCGGGACATTTTTCTGTCCCAGTTTGATGTGCCAGTCTGCTGTAAAAAGAATCATGCAATGTTAAACTCATTTTCTAGTGCTTCTTCATCGACATTAGTATCATTACTAGCGCCTTCTCGTACTCTGTCGAGCAACTCTTTTTGTGCATCTGGAGTAGGACGAGGCATAACATCATCCATAGACTTCAGATTAGCAATTAGTCCAAGCTCATCTTCATCAAGAGCTCGAGACTTGCACTTAAGTACCTGTACTTGGTACTCTACATTATAAGGAAGGGGGCCAGTCTTGACTCGCTTAAACTTTACATCCCAGCCAGTTTCTACATCAGTAGGATCACCAAGATCTTCTGCTGCAGTCATGATCTGTTCGAACAGCTTTTTCTTCAAATTGAAGACTTTCAGTTCCCCGTTGTGAATGCACTGCATAGCATAGCTCCAGCCACACTTCAGATCGGGGTAGTACTCACGAACCCAGTCTTTTTCCTTGTTATTAAAACGCTCTTCATTTCGATCAAATGAAAGACACTCCAGAGGAATGTTCTTACCATTTTCGCCTTCGATCCAGTAAACGTAACGAGCCAATACGTCGCCTACAAGCCGAACATTATTGTCGCCGTCCTGTGGAACAAAAGTGTTAATTGAACTTTTTTGAGCTGCGCCCTTTGCTTTGTTAAATGTAATTGCCATTAATGTATCTCCTTTTTTGAGGGACTTCCTTCAAATAAAAAATGAATACTATCATCTTTTATTTCCAGTAGCCTATTTTCGTAAATGTGTATGTGTACTTCTTCAGGTACGATTATTAAGTCCAGTGTTATTTTATTAGTAGCATAATAATCAGGAAGAGGCCGCATAGCAGCAACCCCTGTATATACAGCCACCTCTCGAAAAGTATATTTATATCCATTGTATAATAATCTTTCCG